GTGACGAAGGTCGTATGAGACAAGCAATGAGAATGAAATATCTTGCTGACGGTGTAGTGCGAGCTGGAAAATACGCTATCACAGATTTTGTTTGTCCGTTTGAAAAAGCTCGAGTAGACTTTGGAGCTGATTACTTAGTCTGGATGGATACTATTAAAGAAGGCCGATTTGAAGATACTAATAAAATCTTTGAGACGCCCGAAGTTGTAGACCATATCGTACACACATGGCTACCAGATACTCATGTATCTATGGCACGAGTCATTAAGGCGAAATATGAGTGATGTTAGTGCTAAACGACATTTGGCGAAAGCCGTTACATGGAGAATAATTGCAAGTATTACAACTGCAGCAATAGCTTGGTTTTTTGGATTACCAGCCAAAGCTATAGGCGCGGTGTTTATTGCAGATATAGTAATAAAATTTGTACTATACTATGGGCATGAAAGATTGTGGTATAAGTACATCAAATTTGGAGTAAAAGATTAATGTTTGAAATGGAAGATGCATTCGATTTTAAGAAACCAACAGTTCAGATGTTGGGTAGATGGCAACCATGGCATGATGGCCATACAGAATTATTTAAAAAAGCCTTGACAATCACGGGACAAGTTGTTATAATGGTACGTGAAGTATATGGTATCGAAGGCGATGCTGGTGCTGGACGTACTGTTGCACAGACAGACAATCCTTTTGGTGAGATTGCTGTTATTGACGGTATTAAAAAAGGTTTAGGCGATGCAGGTTATGAAGAAGGTCGTGAATATATGATTATGGCCGTACCAAACATCGTAGACATTAGCTATGGTCGAGGTGTTGGTTATACATTTACAGAGCACGACCTAGGCGAAGATGTACATAACATCAGTGCTACAAAAATTAGAGCTAAAATGAGAGAAGAAGGTAAATTATGAAATTAGTATACTACCCCGATGAGATTCTATCCAAGGCAGCTACACCTATTGATGTTGAGAATCCTCAAGTCGATTTAGTTCAACTTAAAGCTGATATGCTTGATGTGATGATAAAGAATCGCGGACTTGGTTTATCTGCTTGTCAAGTTGGATTGCCTTGGAAAGTTTTCGTTATGGGTGAAACAAAAGAAGCTGCCATTATGGTAGTCAATCCTGAGATTATCGCTTATAGTGAAGAAACGAACAACGAACCAGAAGGTTGTTTAAGTTTTCCAGATGTATTTTTACGAGTTAATAGACCGAACACAGTTTCAGCAAAATGGCTTGATGAAAATCTAAAACCACAAGAAGGCACAATCGAAGGATACGGAGCTCGGTGCTTCTTACATGAGCATGACCACCTTATGGGTGTAGTATATAAAGAAAAAGTATCTCGCATGAAGTGGGATAGAGCTCAAAAGAAAAAAGAAAAAATCGTAAAGCAGCGTAGACAAGTAATGCAATATATCCGCAATATGGAAGAGTTTGAAAAGAATAGAACACTCGACCCTGCTGAAGAAGTGGATAAGAAAAAAGCATCTACTACGCTCGACCTTAATACGGGAGACTAAATGAAAATAGCAATTGTCACCGACTTACATTTCGGTGCTAGAGGAGATAGTCGTGTTTTCCACGAAGTTCAAAGAAAGTTTTTCCAAGAAGTATTTTTTCCATACTTGGATGAGAATGGTATTACCACTGTATTTGATTTGGGCGATACTTTTGATAGGCGTAAGTATGTCAACTTCGTAAGTTTACAAAAGTGTCGTGAGTTCTTCTTTGATGAACTTGACAAGAGAGATATTGATTTTCATTGTTTGATTGGTAATCACGATATCTATTATACCAATACAAATGAAGTCAACAGTATGAATCTATTACTGCAAGACTATAAAAACTTTAATCTCTACGAAGACAAAGCAGAACACTTAACTCTTGGAAGTACTACATTTTTAATGCTTCCTTGGATTAATAAAGAGAATGCAGAATACAATTACAAGATGTTAGCTGAAAGTAACGCTGATGTTGTTATGGGCCACTTGGAAGTTAAAGGTTTTGAAATGATGAAAGGTATTCTTTGTACTCACGGTACTGAAATGGACGTCTTTAAGAATTTTGAAGATGTTTACTCTGGCCATTTCCATCACCCATCTCGTTATGGTAATGTAGAATATCTTGGTGCACCTTATGAAATGATGTGGGGTGACTATGGTGGTAGCAGAGGATTTCATATCTTTGATACCGAAGACCGAAGCATGACAAAAATTGAAAATCCAAATCGTGTCTTTTACAAAATTGATTATGATGATTCCGACTGGACAGTTGATGATGTCGCTAATTTTGATGTCGACCAATATAAAGATACTTTTGTAAAAGTCATTGTGAAAAATCGTACCAATGCTTATTTGTATGACTTATTCATGAGTCGTATGAGTGACTGTGGTGCAGTCGATGTGAAAGCTATCGACGATAATTTGAATCTAGAACATGCTGGAGTCGATGAAATACTAGACGAAACAAAAGATACCGGTGAAATTTTACACCAGTATATAGATAGTATAGAGACCAATGTTGATAAAACACGTATCAAACAGGTCATCGACGATTTATATCATGAGGCGCTTAGTTTATAATGCGAATACACTTTAAGAAGATTAAATACAAAAACATCTTATCGACAGGAAACTCATTTACAACAATCAATTTTGACAGTAAGCCAACCACACTTATCAGTGGTACTAATGGCTCTGGTAAATCAACATTGCTTGATGCGATTGTTTATGGTCTATACGACCGACCTTTCCGTAAAGTCAATAAAGTTCAGCTGATTAATACAATCAATGCTAAAGAGCTATTGGTTGAGTTATACTTCTCAGCCGGTGGACATAACTATTTGATTCGAAGAGGTATGAGACCTGCAATATTTGAAATCTATAAAGATGGCGAACTGATTAACCAAGACGCTGCCAAAAAAGATTACCAAGAGTTTTTGGAAACTTCTGTACTCGGCATTAATTATAGGTCGTTCAATCAGATTGTTGTATTAGGTTCAGCTACTTATATTCCTTTTATGGAACTCAATGCTGGCCAGCGTCGTATTATTATCGAAGATTTACTTGACATTCAAGTCTTTAGTACTATGGGTATACTTGCTAAGAATACCATGAACGAAAACAGAGATGAAATCAATGATAATGCTTATAAGATTGAGTTGACTGAATCGAAACTTGAGAGCGCCAAAGAAAATAACGATGAGATTCGTAGGATTAAAGAAACTGAAGTCAGCAAAATCAAAGAAAAGATGAATGAGCACATTGATGCTGTTGAAGAAAAGAACAGACTTATTGATGCTCAAGATGAGATTATTAAAGTACTCTACGACGATATATCTGATAAAGCTGATGAGAAACAAAAATTCCAAGATGCTACAGAACAAAGAGCTGAACTAGAACGACAGCGTATTGCATTTGAAAAGGAATTATCGTTTTATGAACACAATGATGATTGTCCAACATGTAAACAAGGTATTGCACACGACTTTAAAGAAGAACAAATCAACTCGAAAAATCAAGAGAAAAAAGAGATTGAGCAAGGTCTAGTTGATATAGCAGAAACAATTCAACAGCATCAAGACAGGCTGAACTCAATATCTAAAATCGAAACACAAATTCAAAATGTTAACTTCAAAATTTCTGAATACAGAGCAGAAATCAAAATGTCAAAGAACGCGCTAGTAGCTATGAAGAAAGAATTAGATGCAGCACAACGTGAAGTTGATGAAGTTGACACAACTAAACTATTGAAATTAGAAAAAGACCTAGAGAAAAAACAAGCAGCACGAACTCAGCTCTTAGAAGAGCGTGAAGTATTGAATGTTGTAAGAACGATACTACAAGATGGTGGCATTAAAGCGCGTATCATCAGTCAGTATATTCCTGTAATGAATAAGCTTATAAACAAATATTTAGCTGCGTTTGACCTCTTCGTTGATTTCCAACTTGACGAGAACTTTAATGAGATTATCAAATCTAGATTTAGAGATAAGTTCTCTTATGCTTCTTTCTCAGAAGGTGAGAAGCTTCGTATCACATTGAGTATTATGCTATCATGGCGTTCAGTCGCTAAATTGAGAAACTCAGTGTCAACAAACCTTCTCATACTTGATGAAACTCTGGATGGCGCACTTGACAGTGTAGGTATTGAGAGTCTGATTGATACTCTGCATAGTTTGAATGCTGATGATAACATTTTCGTTATCAGCCACAGAGGCGACCAATTCGCAGAGAAATTTGATACTAGTATCACGTTCCAAAAAGTGAAAAACTTTAGTGAGATTGCTGCATAAAACGGTTGACAAATCTTACAAAACGTGTTATAATAGTACCCTACAATATGGAATAATATGAGCATGACTTCATTCTACACTTCAGTCGAGCGTTACGGCAATAATATCTTATGGCGTGGTTACGAAAACGGTAAACGTTTTTCCCACCGTGTTCCATACAAGCCGACTCTATATCTTCACACCAAAAAGTCTGGTGATGAAGGTTTTAAATCCTTAAAAGGTAATTTCAAACTCAGTCCGCAACAGTTTGGCTCTATGCGTGAGGCCAAAGAGTTTGTAGAAGAGTACAAGGGTATTGCCAATATGAAGATCTTTGGTAATACGAACTACATCCCAGCATTTATACAAGAACACTATCCCGACGATGTACGATATGACATTAACCAAGTTAACATCGTCTCCTTCGACATCGAGGTTGACATCAGCGATGGTTATGCAAACGTTGACGAGGCAGACAAAGAAGTAACTTCCATTGCTTACAAATCTTCCAAAAGCAATAAGTACTATCTGCTCGGTCGTAAAGACTTTGACAAGACACAGACCATTACTGGTATCGACCCCGATGATATTGAGTTCATTAAATTCAATTCCGAAGTTCAATTACTACGATACTTCGTTGAACTATGGGTAAGTAATTATCCCGACATCGTAACTGGTTGGAACGTTCAATACTTTGATATCCAATACATCATTACTCGTATCTCACGACTTTGTGGTGACGAAGTCTCAAACAGACTCAGTCCTTGGAATAACGTTAAAAAATTCTCACGTGAAGTTTTCGGTAAAGTACAATCTTCTTACGACATATCTGGTATCTCAGTTATCGACTATATGGATGCGTTCAAAAAGTTCGGTTATAAGTATGGACCTCAAGAATCATACAGACTTGACCATATTGCAAATGTTGTGCTCGGAGAAAAGAAACTTGACTATTCAGAATATGGTGGTTTGACTGAACTCTACGAACAGAATCCTCAACTCTATCTTGACTATAACCTTAAAGATACACAGCTCATTCAGCGAATGGAAGACGAAACATCTCTACTTGCTCTGGTAATGACAGTTGCTTATGGTGGTGGAGTTAACTACCAAGATGCCTTTGGTACTGTGGGTATATGGGAATCTATTATCTATCGACGACTGATGAAAGATAAAATTGTTCCACCAATCAAAGAATCACCCGGTCAACGTGGTGCTGAACTTGTGGGCGGTTATGTTAAAGACCCAAAACCTGGTATGTATCCCTGGGTTGTATCGTTTGACTTGAACTCACTGTATCCACACTTAATGCTACAATACAACATGTCGCCTGAAACTTATTTACCTGACGAGCGTGAGTATGTTACTCAAGATATGGTATTGAAAGGTGAATTTAAAAATACTAATGGCGCCTCATGTGCTGCAAACGGTGTTTGTTTCAGTAACGAAAAGCTTGGTATCATTCCAGAGATTATTGACGAGTACTATAACAATCGTGCTCTGGTTAAAAAGCAAATGCTTGCAGTCGAACAACAGCTTGAAGTTGAAACAGACCCTGTTGAAAAGAAACGACTGAAAACTGAAGCCAACCAATTACACAATTCTCAGATGGCTATCAAAATTTCGATGAACTCACTTTACGGAGCCACAGCTAATATTTACTTCTTGTACTATATTGGAGAAATGGCAGAAGCTATTACGACATCTGGTCAGCTCTCGATACGATATGCTCAAAAGTCTGTTAACGACTATCTGAATAAGGTATTGAAAACAAAAGACAAAGACTACATTATCTATATCGACACCGACTCAATCTATGTTAACTTCGCAGACCTTATCGAAAAGGTCTATGGTACGACTGATATCGACCGCAAAACTGGAGAAGAGTTTCTCGATAAAGTATGTAAAACTAAGATTGAAGAAATCATCGAACAAGGTTACGAAAAGCTTGCATCCGACATGGGTGCCTATCGAAACGCGATGGTAATGAAACGAGAGAAAATTAACGACCGCGCAATCTTCATTGCTAAAAAGAGATACATTCTTAATACACTGAACTCAGAAGGTGTACATTACGAAAAGCCTAAAATCTCTGTAACCGGTCTCGAGTCTGTTCGTTCATCGACACCTGAAGTCTGCCGTGATAAGATGCGTGAAATTTTCAGTGTGATTCTAAACGAAGGTGAAGAACAAACTCAAAAGTTTATCGAAGACTTCCGACAAGAGTTTTACAAACTACCAGCTGAAGCTGTCGGCAGAAACTCTGGTACAGACAACATCAATAAATATACGAACAGAGCAACTCTTTACAAGAAAGGTTGTCCAATACATGTTCGTGGCTGTATCTTATTCAATCACTATCTTAAAGAAAAAGGTTTAACTAAACGATATGAACCTGTACAATCAGGTGATAAAATCAAATTCGTTTATCTACGTGTTCCTAATCCAATACGTGAAAATGTTGTATCGTTCCCTAATGTACTTCCACCAGAGCTCGGACTCGAAAAGTATATTGATTACGAAAAACAATTTGAAAAAGTTTTCCTTAGTCCAATCGAAAACATTATTCAACCTCTCGGCTGGACTACCGAGAAACAAGACACACTAGATTTATTTTTTAGTTGACAAATCAATCTAAATGTGATATAATATGCCTTACAATGGAGAAAAATTATGAAAGATGTACAAATCGTAAGACTAGTAACGGGTGAAGAAGTCGTTGCTGAAGTCAGTTATGATAAAGGATTCTATACACTAACAGACGCTATTCTGTTGGTGCCTGCAGGTGAAGGTAAAATTGGAATGGTTCCATTCGTACCTTATGCAAAACGTGGACCAGTTGTTATTGGTGAACAACACGTTATGTTCCAATTAGAACCTGCTGATGAATTAAAAAGACAAGTTATTGAAGCCACATCAGGTATCGCGTTACCTGACTCGGGTGGTGGACTTAAATTAGTATAGGAGAAACTATGGTAACGATATATGGTAAACCAGCATGTGGTTATTGTGTAATGGCAAAAACCTTATGTGAACAAAAAGGTGTAGAGTACAAATACCTCAATATGGGCGATGACTACACTACTGAAGAATTCTTTAATACTTTTCCGACAGCTCGAACATTTCCACAAATTCAAGTTGATGGCGAAAGTATCGGAGGTTACACTGAACTAGAAACGAGACTAAACTCATGAAATATTTAATTATTGCGATAGCATTAGTAATATCAGCAAACTCAGCAGCAGAAGACAATCTTGATAGCTTCAAAGATATTAGACAAGTTTGGACTACATGTGCAGCATGTCATGGTCCACAAGGTCAAGGTGGTATTGGTCCTAAACTTGCAGGACAATCAGCTGATGACATTATTACAAAGCTACTTGCTTATAAAGCAGGTGAAACTGTAGGACCACAATCTCCAATGATGTGGCCCACAGCTAAAAGTTTAACAGATGGTCAAATTGGTACCATCGGTGTATACATTCAACAAGGAATGCCTAATGAGTAAAAACTGGGTAGAAGATATTCACTTAATGCAAGGTAAATATCTAACAAGACAATGGGTTGAAAATAATCCAGAGAAACTGAAAAAGTTTCTTGAGTTTCGTGTTGACTTTCTCAATGAGGAGTTAGAAGAAACTCGTAAAGCTGTATCTGAAAATGATGCAGAAGAAATTGTTGATGGTCTTATCGACCTTTGTGTTGTTGCTATCGGCACACTCGACGCCTTTGGTGTTGACCCTTATAAAGCTTGGGACGAAGTTCTTAAAGCTAATATGAACAAAGAGGTAGGTAAAAAACCATCTCGCCCTAATCCACTTGGAGTACCAGATTTAATTAAGCCGGCTGATTGGTACCCACCTTCGCATGAAGGTAATCACGGCAAATTTTCAGATTTATAGGAGTATATTATGAAAGAAATGAGAGAACCACTTATTGAAGCACTTGTTGCTAAATACCAAGCTCAAATCGCTGAGTATAAAGTAAACATTAATGTTATGCTTGAAAATGGCGTAGGTGTCGCAGAACATCCTGGTGTTATTGAAACACTAGACGCTGAGTTAGGAAAACTTGCTGAAGCTGAAGATAAGCTCTTAAACGTGACTAACCATTTTGTTAAACCAGCTGCACCAAAAGTTGTATAAAGTAGTTGACAAATACACAGTAATGTGTTATAATAACAATCTAAATTATGAAAAAGGTGAAAACTATGTCCCGAGAATCAGTAAATGTTCTAAAAGAATGTATTGAATTACAAGAACAAAAATCTCGTGATTATCAGAATCCCAACTCGTCTGTTTCCCAAGCAGACTATTACCCCAATGGCCTAACCACTATCCATGACATCATGCACGCTAAGATGCTCCGCATGAAATCTGTCATGGAGGCCATGCAATCTGATGATTACGAACCCAACTTTGAATCGCTTGAAGATTCAGCAAAAGATTTAATTAACTATTCTAGTTTCTTTGTTGCATATGCAAGACATATGATTCCGGGCCAAGACCCTAGAACTGATGTATTTAACAGGAGAAACAGAGATGAGTAATATTATTATCCCGTCTAGTGACGAAGACAAAAAACGTATCCGTGGTGCATTTGAAGAAATCAGCAACTCATATGTTAGAATGGAAGCAGAACGCTCTTTTCAAAAAGAAGCAATTGATGCTCTAGCAGATGATGTTGATATTCCAAAAGCAACACTTCGAAAAGCTGCAAGAGTTTTTCACAAACAAAATATCAATTCAGTAGTTGCTGAAGTAGAAGATATGGAAGCCTTATTGGAGACAATCTAATGCTAAAAGTCGATAATATCAGACAACTTATCATCGACAAATATCTTGACGAAGATTTCGTCATCGACAGAACTGGTGCTAAGACAATTGAAATCATCGGTGCAACATTTTATGCTGACGAAGACTATATTGTTCGTAAACCAGCTTATGAGTATATTGAACGTGAACTACGATGGTATGAAATGCAATCGTTAAACGTTAATGATATTCCTGGTGAAACACCACAAATTTGGAAATCAATCGCTTCAACCGAAGGTCAGATTAATTCTAATTATGGCTGGTGTATCTATTCAGAAGAAAACGGTTATCAATATCACAATGTCAAACGAGAGCTAAAAAATAATCCAAACTCTCGTAGAGCAACAATGATTTATAATCGACCAAGTATGCATGTTGATTTTACTCGTGATGGTATGAACGACTTTATGTGTACCTATGCAAATACATTCTATATTCGTAATGGTAAACTTGATTCTCATTATCTCATGCGTTCAAACGATGCAGTCTTTGGTTATAACAACGATAGAGCATGGGCAAAACATGTTCAGAAAAATCTTGCTAGAGAACTCGACGTTGAAGTTGGCCAACTAATATGGACCGCATCTAATTTTCATGTATACGAAAGACACTTTAACTTCGTTGAGGAACTAGTTAATGCCCGATAAATGGGATTTGAGATTTTTAAGATTAGCAAGGGAAGTTTCAACTTGGAGCAAAGACCCTTCTACTCAAGTTGGTGTAGTGTATTGTATCAATCGTAGAATTGTATCTACAGGTTACAATGGCTTTCCTCGTGGAATTGAAGATAGCCAAGAGCGATACGACGATAGAGAAATGAAATATCAGCTTGTAAGTCACGCAGAAATGAATGGCATATACAATGCTACTCTACACGGCCAGTCACTTAAAGGTGCAACTGCATACGTTTGGGGATTACCAATTTGCCATCATTGTGCAAAAGGTATTATCCAAACCGGTTGTGTTAGAACTGTTATGGCTTCTGAAGCAATACCAGAAAATTGGAAAGATTCGTTTGATAAAACAAGTCAAATGTTTTTAGAAGCAGGAGTTGCATGGTCAGTATATAATGCTGAGGAAGTTACAGATTTATCCTACAGTCAAAGCTTTTCATAAATAATATAATATATAAACGACACTATAGCGTTAACTGTGAATGAGCACTTAAATTATGAGAATACTTTTACCCTACTTTACTCGTAACAATATTGAGATTACTGATAGCGTAGTTATCGGTGGTATTGAACGTTTTGCGCAGTTAATTTATCAAAACTTTGACGATGTTGTACCAGTACATTTTACTGATGAAGACCGTAAGAAACGAAGAGTTACTGATAAAATCCTAGCAGCAATTGAATCTAATGAACCAGATGTCGTCATAGTTAATTATGATAACGCTCCACTTACCACACGATTACAAGCACGAACTAATACACCAATCTTATGGATTACTCATACTGGAGCTGGTGGTATTTCTAAAATTGGTCACATGCAACAAATGCATGAGTTCCAATCTAAGGGTGGTATAGTTGCTTTTGTATCTGAACACCAACATCTTGGTATGGATAAACTCAGTCAACGTATTGAGAGTAAACCATTACCAATAGAAGATTTTATTAACTCAGCATTTAGCAGTGGTGACGAAAAAGTTTTAGAAAGGGAATACGATGCAGTTACTGTTGGTCGTACTGATAAAACAAAAAATCCATTTTGGATGCCAAAGAAATTGAATGGCTCTGGATTACATAATATCGTACTGACTCAAAATGTTTCTGAGATGTTGTATGGCGAGCATGCTAAATACTACGAAGATAACTTACATTGGGAATATCCAAACGAAGTTGTTCGTGGCTTAAGTTACGAAAATACTATGACTCGTATGGCACAAGCTGGTTGTTATGTATCAACCTGTCCAGTTGAAACTTGGGGTATTACCGCTCTTGAAGCTTTGGCTCATGGATTACCTACAATTCTTGTGACAAACACAACAGACTCACACGCATCAGAGTTGATACCGGTCATAAATAATCATATTACGAAA